AGAAATTTGCTCAGCTTGTTGATTATCATAAGACTTTTCAAACTGTCGCACCTCATGTTTGAATTCGCCATGATAAGAAAGTATTGAAAATACAATAATTACTAATTTTAATATCAAGTTGATTGTGAGCAATTTTTTAGTATGATGGAAATGCGAATATTTATTTATGCTATTGTTTGAGAAATAAAAAATGTTAGATTTATTCACCCCAATTGTTGAGTCTGAAAAACAACATTATATTTTTAAAATTTTATCAAATGAAACAATGTATGCTGAAAGGAATGTAATATTAGATTGGGCTGATGGATTTGTAGATAGAGATAATAAATTTGTAAAAGAATTCCAAACTACTTTTGAATCTTCTTTGATGGAATTATATCTAAATAAAATCCTGAAATCAGAAAATATTGATATAGACTATAAACATAATGCACCTGACTTTGTGTGCAACAAAAATGGTTCATCTTTTTGTATTGAAGCGACTATTGCAAATCCTGAAAAAGATGGGCAGCCAGCCTATGGTTTTACAGAAGACTATTTAAATTTTGATATTGACTTTAAAGAGTTCAATAGGAAATCAATTATTAGAATTGCTAATTCTATTGTCACTAAATCTCAAAAATATACAAGATCTTATTGTAAATACCCGCATGTAATCGGTAAACCTTTTATTTTAGGTCTTAATTCCTTTGATCGTCCTCATTCCCATTTTATAGGACACCGCGGTTTAATGGCAGTCCTCTATGGAATTTATTTTAATGAAGAAAGGGCTGTTTCAGAAGAACTTTCCTATATTCCAAGAGAAAGAATGGATTTTATTGAGAAAGATAATGGAGCATCAATTCAACTCGGTTTTTTTACAACTTCGGAGTACGAGCACATTAGTGGCGTAATTTATAATCCATATGCTAACTGGGGGAAAGTCCAAGCATTAGCTGAATTATCTGAAGCAAATAAATATACATATTTTAATGCGCTTTACACTAGGGATGAAGTAAATGAGGAAACGTTAACCCCAGATATCCGTCAAGGTATTCCTAAAGAAGAATATTCTGAATCGATCTTTGATGGTATGTATATTTTTCATAATCCTCATGCTAAATATCCAATTCCTAAATTTTTATTTAACCATCCTAAAATTGCTCATTTCAGTTTGGATAAAGCCGGGAATATTATTGAAAGAATTAGTGGTAAATTTTTACTTTCACGAAGTTTAATAGGTGCACGTGTAAGTTCAATGTTTCCCAAATAAAGAGAAATTCAAAGACATAATATTTATAAATTTAATTTTGCTGTATCCAACAATCCATAAAAAATACGCTCATCAAGAGCGTATTTTTATTACTTATATTAAGCAGCTAGATTAATATTATTCTCTTGCTCAAATTCATCAATCTTCTTAATAATTTCAGCAGACTTGTTATATGGCATAACAATCTCATCAAACTCATTTACTTCTGAACCCCAGAATTTGAGCATGATATTCTTAATCTGAGGTTTATCCACGCCGTCGCCATTGAATACATACTTGCTACGTTCAGTTCTGACATATAGTTGGTACTTAGCAAGCTGCTCATCAATACGTAGTTTTCTAGGAGGCATTGCGATATCACGAATTTCTGAAAAGAGGTCTTCAACACTTGTAAGGTGCGTAAAGTCTAATTCTCGTGTTATTGGAACATCATTAGAGCCTGCATGTTTTTCAATAATGATGATGCGAGTTGAAACGGCGGTACCAGCATTTTTAAAGGTTGATTGAGGTAACCAGATTTCAGCTGTCAGAATTGCACCAGGTGTGCTTTCAATAAATTCGTCCACTTTAGAATCCATTGAACCACGTGGTACCAAGGCCACAATCCGACCACCATCATAAAGATGACCAAAAGCCTTCTTGATATGTTGAATTGCCAAAGTGCCAGCATGACCAAATGGCGGATTCATCACAATCGCATGGTACTTATTCAATGATTCTAAAGATTCGAATGTATCAACAATTACTTTAGCACCTGTATTTGCCATTTGAGCACGACTAGCTAAAGACTCAGTCGGTTCAATCATTGTCAACTCTACATCCTGCGGAACAAAACGACCAATAGCTCCATCACCAGCACTAGGCTCAAGCACAGAATCGCCAGTGTGTACCCCTGCCCATTCAATCATTTTGAATCCTAGAGGTTCAGGCGTTGCATACCATTCCTTACCTTCGCGGTTATTACGACTTTCAGAACGTTTGCCTTTGGCATAGTAGAATGTTAGTGCTTGATCAAATGGGGTTAACTTAGCAATACGGGCATTTTCTTCATCATATGCTTTACCGCCAATACCATCATTTAGACTTGGCTCTTCATATTTAGCTTCTTCATAAGCCTGAATTAACGCTTCTTTGATACTTACTACAGCATCAGCACCTTTTGCAAAGTTATCTACTGTTTCTGCGCGTCCAGCAATCGTGTCTGCAAATGCAGCCCGTTCCCATGCAGTACCAGTAGTCAAGTATCTCTGAATAGCATTTGATGCTTGTCCGGTTCGATAGATACGCCCTTCCGTCTGTCTCAACTTGGCTGGCTTTGTTGGTTGACCAATATTAATGAGTACTCGCTGGTGTTTACCAGTTGTATCATGCAAGCTAATCCCAGTAGAACCAGCATCTGACTGCAGAATGAGAATATCGTGCCCGCTATCATCAGTATTAAATAACGCTACATTAGTTTCACGTTGTTGCTTTGAAAGACGGCCATTAAATAAAAGAGCATTAGGAAATGCATTCTTTAAAGTTTCAACAGGTGAATCATAATCAAGATTGAGATTTACTAGATCCGGTCTATTTTCTTTGAATGCATTATATTCAAGCTCAATATCTTCTCTAAGTGGGCTTTCATATTTTTCGATATCAAGCTTACTAATCAAGAAAGGTGCAAAACCACCGCCCTCGTTATAGTCATGAAAAATTACTACTTTACGACCTAATGCTAAGTGCTTTTTCACCATATCAACACAAGCTTCAGCTTTAATAGCTTCTAACAAACGGCGTCTTGCTAAGTAATCAAAGCGTTTTGCAATAATTTCGTATATTTTTTTAAATCGGTTGCCAGTAAATAGCCGATCATATTCTTGCATAGATGCATGACGTCCCCAGCCTGTTGTTGGTTTACCAGTCTGAGCAGCCCATTCTTCAAAAGTTCTTGTTTTGTGCCCTTCTATTTCTTTATAACCATTGCGAAGATAAGTTAAACCTTCATCAATAAGTTCACCAACACGAGAGCCAATTAGAATGAATTTACGATCATAGTCAAAATTTACTTCTAAATCCCGCCCAGACATAGCACCAGTGTTTTTAAGATTTTCAGCGAACTGTCTTTCAAGTACTCCTGTATCTACCTTAGCTTCAGGTCGGGTCAACTTACCATATCGCTTTCGATATCCAAGATTTCCCATATAGAAGTGCTCTCGAGCCTTACTAAAGCCTTCAGCTAAATTACCTTGGTCATCAACAGATACTGAAGGAGACATATAATCAAATAAATAGCCTTCCGCCCAATCAAGTGAAAAGTGATAACTAAATGGCGTAGCAGATAAGAAAACAACTTTGACCTTACTTTTCTGGTGTTTCCAATTCAAATTCCAGATCTTTCGTTGTTCATTTCGAAGGATCTGCATTTTGTTATAAGCACTTAGGTATTGTTCTGTTTCTTTACCATCTTCATCGAGCTCTTCAATTGGCATCTGATCAGCAAATTTATCTTCAAACCATTCACTAAAACCATGCAAATGCCCGGTTAATGCTCTTAGTTTGTTTAATGCTGCAGTTGCTTTACCATCGGATGATTGCGATAGAGTATGTGCCTCATCAATTAATATCAGGTCCCAATGTTTGTGAACTAAACTTTTATTTTGTCCAAAATTAGCAAAGGTTGTGACCACGACTGTGTGTTCATTACCGCCGTTATCTTTAATACTTTTTAATTTGTAAGCTTTGATATTCAACGGACTTGAGCTTTTTACAAAGTCATTTGCAATCTTATCATTCAAGGTAACAATCAAAATATTCTTGAGACCAGCATTAATAAAACGCTTTGCCACTCCAAGCCCAGTAAAGGTTTTACCTGTACCAGTGCCGTTAGTAAAAAGAATACCCTTCTTATTTTCCTCAATTAACCGCTTTTCAGTTTTTAAAACATCACCACGTTGTGCCAGTTGCAGATATGGCAAAGCTGCGTCAATATTTGAAGCATCGCTCCAAATTGTTTCTACATTATCTGCTTTTAATTGAGCTTCAAGCTTTTCATCTATGGCAGCTCTAACTGATTTAGCAGATTGTACAATTGATCGATCTCTTGCTCGTTTAAGAGATGATCTCTTACCAGATAGTTCACTGCTTCCGCTGCTGTTAATCCGGTTAGCACTGGTTCCACTATCTCCATTTGAAGATTCATTTCTAGGATTTCGGCCGCCAAGTAAACTTGCATCATCACTTTTTGGTAAGCCAGTATTACTGTCTCTGAGTACCCCAACTTCTCCATCATTTCTGACTGCTTCTGAAGCCTCAAGTTCATCTTTTCCTGATCCAGTTGTAGAAACAATTGGTCCTCTGGATCTGAGACGAAATTCGCCAACTGATTCCACATCTGAATTGGTATTTGATACATGTAAGAATAATCCTTTTACAAGTTGCTGATCTTCTGAAAGAAGAGAGTCTGGAATAGCTTTAAGATGTTTTGAGCGTACAAGAATTTCACCCTGATAATAAAAGGCATAGGGGTCAAACTCTTTAGCTTTGGTTAATTTGATGCCTTTAAGACCAATAACCTGTAATGTTTTATTCTTTTTAGTGGTGTATGGCTTCAGCTCTTTATCGCAAGCAAAAAGACTGACAATAGTCTCTAGCTGTTCAATAACATTTCTGGAACTGTTATTAAGGTGTTGGATAACTGATTCATCAATGTTTTTGATAGCCTCGTTATATAAGACTTCAATAACTTCATCCAATTTTGGAAAGTCACTTTCTTGACGGGCAAAAGCTAAAGCTTGCTTTGCTACAGACAAGTTAAGTTCTATTTGCTTATGGATTATAAGAAGGAAAAATCGAGCAATATTGCTCTGATAATGCATGAAATCAATCATGTAATAAATCGCAACCAATACTGTGTCTTTAGTGATTGGTTTGAGCTTTAAAATGGACATATATCCCTCAACATAGGAACTTTACATTCCTATGTTGAATGATCGTAAGTATCTAATTTTTAGTAGGTTCCAGATCTAAACATCTAATTCTTCGAAAAGAATGTCATTAATTTTGTTCCCTTCATGATTTTCTTTGTCATTACTTTGATCAATTTTAGCTTTCAAAGCACTGTGGAAACGTTCAGCTCCCTCTTTCGTTAATCGAATTATTTTAGGGCTACTTGAACTGCTGGAATCAACCAATGAATCGTACATTTGCACACTAATGAAATCATCACCAAGCACTTGTTGTGCATATTGGAGAGCATCTTTTACACTTACTGGTTCAGGTTCACCAAACAATCCTACATTGCTGCTATCTAAAGCTTGTTTCTCTGCAAATTCAGCTAAAGCTTTAAATAACATACTCATTTTTTTTGAACTGCGGCTATTCTTGGCGAGAAATACGGCGAGCTCAGCAACACCTTCTCCTAGATCCTCAAAAAGCCCTTGCTGCTTTACAAACTCAACAATATCTTGATCATTTTGCTTTGCAGATAAAATTGTATTTGCTGCATCAATAATTGCATTAGCAACACGTTGATCAATGGCTTGCTCCATTCCATCAACGATTTGATCTGATATATCTTGAACATTTCCACGACTTATGGCTTGCGCTTCAATAAATTTAGGGGCAGCAACACCAAGCGCATTAAGCATATTTTGAAGATCTGGTTTTGTATGATCAGCCATCATTTCTAGCAAACGATCATCATTGTACGCTTTACTAAAAATTGCGGCCTTGATTCTGTTTATCAGTGCTTGTGTTGGTTTTTTATCTTTCGTTGTGTACTGGGCAGCTTCTGTATCACCTAATTTACTTAAAAAACCTTGAATAAACTTTTGATTACTTACTGCTAATAAATCGCCATCTTCACTCGGATTAAAAAGTGCCAGTAAATTCTCATCTAAACGTTTAGCATCAGCTTTAGCACGTTCAGTTGCTGTAAAAGACAACTTATCATCTTGGTTAGCATCTATTGCAAATTGAGCTCTATCAATCTCGGTTGTACGAATACGTATCAAAATCGGTTGAGCTATTGCTTGGACCTGCTCACTACTAAAGCCAAAGTAATCAGCTTCATCAATCAACCATTGTTTATACTCATCTGCGGAACCGCGATCATAGGCAAGCTTGATTGCCATTGTTCGGCCATTTCCTGATTCAACCACTAAATCATCACCAGTAATCGGTGCTCCCGTATCTGCACGACCTGAGCGGCCTAGGCTTTCGGGATCTAAATCATTAGCAGTTTTCTGTACCCATGCTTGTGAGGATTCACGACTACGATCTCGTGGCTGCAATTCTTGCGGATAATTAGGGTTTTCCGCACCAGTTGCTGTATGAGATGCAATGACTTGATCAATATCAACTAAAGCGAATACAGTAGAAATCTTTTGTCCTTTGGCTGTTTTCACATTATTAGTTCTACCCTTCAAAAGCCCAGTGAAGGGCTGTTTAGGTTTAAAGAAGCTGATCATTTGATCAATTACAACTAATGGATTTTTAGCAATATCTTGAGTAGAAATTAGATTTAATGTTGTCATTAGATATTCTCCGCTTCCATTTTTTGTACTTGATTCAAGAGCTCTGTCACCGCTGGAATAAGAAGTGGATCATTTAAGTCTTTTTCTGCTTCATCTCGAATTTGCTCTAATAACTCAAGATTAACTTTAACCTGCCCTTCAATTACTGAACGGTAAAGTTGATTACCTTCATCATTTGTCGTACTAGGCTGAAGATCTTCAACTTCTGTCGGAGCATTTAGTTCTTTAAATTCTTCATTATCTGAATTTTGGGCTGGCTCTTTATTTCTGAGGCGATCCGCTAAATGTTCATCTGCCCATGCTCTTGAATATTCATAAAATGCTGTTAAATATTCTGGTGAACCTTCGGCACCATTCCAGTTTTTTAAGAATTCACCACGGCGATCTGAAACCCAAGCCATAAAGTCTATGTTGTTAGAATCTTCAGGATTTTCCAAAGTGTCTAACCATGCTTGCATCATTTTGTTTTCAGCTATACCAGCTGTACGTGCTGCTAATACTTCTTCATCTCTTTTTTGTTTAGCTTCATTTTCGGCATCAATAAGTTTTTTTGCTTCTAATTCTGCTTGCTGTTGAGCCAAAGCCTGGTCATCTAGATCAGAAATCCATTCACGTGCCCAAACTACTGCATCAGAACCCCCCTCTAGAGCCTTATTGATACGTTCAAAGAATGCTTGGTAACGTAAACCATCTTCACCTGCCCATTCAGGATCAGCATTTAAACGCTTTAAGTCGGCTTTTAAACGTTCGGCTTCTTCATCAGAAATACTATCTGGTAACTCATTATCGAGACTATTCTCTTTAATGATTACTTCATTTTCTTCAGATTGCTTGGTTAACAATGTATTTTGCAACTGATCCAATTCATTTAATAAATTGGAAATTTCTACACTTAAAGAATTTAATTGACTTTGTTTTTGCTCGAGACGTAGTTCAGCATCTGCTAAAGCCTTGGCCTTTTCTGCTTTTTTAGATTGTAACCGCTTAAAACGATTACTATTTTGGTTAATCAACTTCATAATTCGACCAGCGAGAACTGGAATTGATATTCCTTCTCCCTGATTAGGCTGAATTGCAGCCGTAATATCCCGATTGTTCATTAAAATCTTCCATGAAATTAATGCATCTGCTGGACTAATTTTTTTTGATAATCGATCTGGCTTATGAAAAAGGATTGTGAAGTTTTGACCATCATCAAAATCATAAGTAAGAGCAATTTGAAGGACTTTTTTATGCTTAAAGGGCTTACTTTCCGTAACGTTAACGATTTTGACGCCAGTTTTTGAAAACTGATCCATAGAGTGATGCAAAATTGCAGATAGCTGCTCTAAATGCTGGTAATCAACGATAATAGAGTCATAATGCGCTTCTTCTACGCCTAGACTAGATAAAAGCGTAGGTAACCCATCAAATTTACTTAATAATTGGCTGTGATCATCATTTCGTTGCATATCTAATAACAACTTAGAAGTATCACCCTCATGAGAAATTAAATTGATTCCATCCCATTCAGGTTTTTCAGCTGCGACAACATTTTGTAATTGTTCTAGTTGCCATCTTTGAATCGGTTTTGAACCCGTCAAATTAAATTGTTGTGAAGATAAATGGCGCTTAAGTCCAAATTGATTTGTTTCAATAACATCTGTAACACAAGCATCAAACATTCGGCCAAATTGCAGTATCGCTAAATCAGCTGCATGCTGGTCATCGATAGCGCCTAATACCGCAACAGAATCAAACGCATCTATCCCACCCTTTTTACCTTTTAAATTTACAACACGCCAGAAATCATTTTCCGTGTAATCTTCAGTGACTAAAGCATTAATTTGACGGTAATCACCCTTAATAAACCCAATTGAACAAGCACCACTATTCACCATAGAGTCAAAACCATGTACTAATCGGCTTTGATGTGGTGCGTGTGTTTGAATGAAAATTGATTTAACACTCACGGAGTTATCCTCATTTTAGTTTGAGGATATTTTCTCAATTAGGTGAATCTATAAAGGCAATGAGTTCCATAGCTTATTTTAAGTTGGGAAACATTTTGATGAAATTTAAAGTAACAATGGCATGTGCTTTATTAGAGGCATCAAGGGGCAAATTGCCTGCTTGAAGTGAAACTAGATGCTCAATTTCAAATTGGTTCTGATTTCTTGCAGCTTTATCAAAAGCATATATTTTTAATCTCATTAAGTATTCAATTGGTGGAGACTGAGTACCATCTTTATTAAACATTATTTCTTTTATAGCTTTAGCACTATTCGCAATAGCTGCTTCTTTAGTCTCAATAAATGAAATGTTCAACTCATTTGAAGCATTACCAGTTACATGGTTGAGTTGAAAATGCCCCACATGCACTGCATCGGTTTGGGCATCTAGTAGTGATACATCTACATTATTGGCTAACCAAGCAACTTTGTTTGAAGGATCAAAAATTGGAATATTTGCTTGAGCAATTTTACTGTTTGCACGGTACGGGCGAATTTCAATTCCAAAATGGGCCGCTGAAAGTGTCCCTAATGCGTAAAGTTCCTGATAATGTGAAACAGCTCGATCAACAGTTAGACCAGACCACAAGACAGGATTCTTAGCAAAACGTTCTTTAAACGGATTTAAAACGTTTCCCAAACTGTTATTTATAGTTTTATTCTGTGTTTCGTATTCAAAAAAAGCCATTATTCTTCATCCTCTGGAAATTTACGGCTTTTAGCAATACTTTCAGCTAACGTTAATGCTTCCTCATATTTCATACCTGTATCGCGCTCAAGAATGTACGCCATAATATCTACATCTAAATTTGATTCTTTCAATGACGCGATTACTTGTGTTTTAAGTAATGTTGTATTCATTCTTGATTGAGCATTGTTGATTTCTTCTGTAGCTGCTGCAGTTTGGTTTGAATAATATTCAACTTGCCAAGGGTAATCTTCAGGCTCAAATTGTTCGTTGTAAGCAAAACCCCAATCCAAATGAAGAATTTGATTAATCCCTTCGGAAGCTGCTGTTCGAATGTCTTGTGACCTACGCATGATTTGTGCAGAAGTATGGAATGCTCCACCTTCTCCAATACCGCCAGTTAACATATCAGCCCAACCAACCATGCTTGGATCTAGACCAATTCCGCCCATCAGCAAACGGACATTAATCATGAATTGTTCAATATTAATAGGTGAGCTTCGTTGATTCTTGATATCACCTACTGGATTTAGAACTTGTTTTTCATCAAATACCGGAAGCATGTGAAAAGCAGTATTCCAGACTGCTTCACCACCTGATAAAGCATCACGGACATAAGCCTCATGATTTTTCAGTAAACCTTCTAAACCACGGATATAGGCTTGACGTTGGGCTGGCGGCATTCCTGACATATTTACTGTCAAGAACATCTGATTTACGGTATCTGCGATTTGCTGGCTATTCATAGATGCCAAAGCGAGGATTACATCATCATAAATATCTTCAATCTCATAAAGAAATGAGCCGCCTAAATGCGCGGGTAAGATTGGTAGCTCATCTGGATCATCACCCTCCAACATTTTCGTGACAAGTCCAGTTTCAACAAGCTCATATTGAGCAATATTGCTCATACGGGGCATTTTGAAACGTACCATTTGAATAGTATTCAGCTTGGTAATAGTTTTTTGCCAATTGCGAGGATCTAAACAAAAAAAGGCGACAGTCTTACTGCCTTGTTCGAAAGGCTGTATTAATGGCGGATATGTATACTCATTACATACGAGGTCAATTACACCTTTATCTTTTTTCCCATAAATACGTGCATAGGAATCACCGAAAGAAATAGCATCTCGGGCAAGTTTGCTTAAATACTTATTGATAAGCTTTTCCATCTTTACACGGCGCTCATCTAGTTGTTTTTTTAGTTTTTCAGCTGCTGGTCCACTGGCCTTTTTCAAGCGTTCGGCAGGTGTAATAAAGACTTGTTGGCCGCTATAAGAATCTCCGCCTAATGCGGCAGAAACATGAATCCCCATACCCTCTGCGATAGGTGCAAAGCGTAACATTCTCTCCCATTTTGTAAGAATTTCTTTTCTAGTACGTTTTTTATTGGCTTTGGTTTGGTTAGTCCCAAGTGAAAACGGAGCCATAGTTTCATATAGCTGTGCTGTTGCATCCTGATTAGACGTATCGAATTGCTGATCATATGAATTAACATTTTCACCGAGTAACAACGATAAGAACCGAGAAGACATAACGAAGCCAAAATACCTAAATAATTATGTATTTTGAAGGCTGCTATTTTTTTACTTTTAGATGGGTTCCAAAGTGAATTGGAACCAAACAGATTTAATAAAAATCCAGCATGCAATTCTATCTGAACAAACTTACTTTACTGTTTAGAGGATTCGCTAATGGCTGATGTAAAAGTATTCACTGATATGGATATTGAATTAGCTCAAAAGACAAAAGATATTGTAAATAGTCAGCGTTACAATAATCGTCCAGCTTTCAAAACCTTAACCCTAGGCTGGGACCTTGAAACTGGTTCTATTGCAGTTAACTACACTTTTGTAGAAGAACCACAAAGTACTGATCAACCTGCATAACATGCTTTAATAAGTAAGCCCCCCAAAAAGGGGCTTTCTTATTATCTAGTAATCTTATGATGCAAAAGAGGTAATATGAACAGGAAGAGTGCCATTAGGCCCTAAATTTTCAATAATCCTTGAAGAGATATCATTTAATTTAGCAGCAGCCGCAAACTTTAGTTGTAACTGGCCATTAGAGTACCTACCAAACAAGCCCCCTCTATTTAAGTTATTCATAGGTCCCGGTCTAAACCACGAAGGTAAAGTATTTAATAAGATACCCACATTAGAACCAATGCTCAGCGTAATACCGTTTAATAAATTATCTGCTGTTAATTGATATGTTTGCACAATCCTTGGAACATTTTTAGCAGATATAGCAGACCAGATTAAATTACCTTGCTCATCATATACATCTAAATAACCAGAGATTTTAGTGTAGTCATAACTTAAAAATGAAATATTATTGTTATGCACACTATGCCAATATTTCCCACAAAACTCTGTTCCTTCAGATAGGTTTAAAATATAAAGAGTCTCTTTTGGTAAATCATTACGAAAAGAAGGATATACCAAACTAGGGGTTTGAATAAAACTAGGTGCCCAACCAGAAGATGCACCTATTGAACTAGGTGTACCACCATCTAACACTTGTACAGAATTTACACCTAAATGTCTGTAAGTGTCGCTAACAATAATTTCACCTTTATCATTACTTACTTCAAAGCCAGACATTATCCATACCTATAAATATCAACAGTAAGAAGGGCCAAACCAGATAATGCACTCACTCTTACTACATTAGGTGTATAAATAGACGCAAAAGGCCCACCATGGTAAGCAAGTGTAGGGTATTGCTGAGTCATATTACCTAAGCAGTTTTCTCTAACAATTGCTATATGAGTTTCAGATGTAATACCGTCATAAACATAATCCTTATAATACTCATTAGAACCTAAAGAGATTTCAAAAGTATGTATTAAGTGCATTTGACGATCTGTAACATCAACAACAATCTTCCCAGTTTCATCAAAACATTGTAAGCCTTGTGGCATATTGTCCTCCCAATATAAAGGGCTAGATAACTAGCCCTTCTTCACTACCACAGCCCTAATTTAACCCTGACAACATTATTATCGTCGTAAACTGTAATTAAACTGCCGCTTAAAACCATTCTTGCACCATTGGGTTTAGCCGGATCCTTGTAGGTAGTTAAGGTCCCCAACTCACCAGCAATCGCGCTCAATTTATCGACTTTAAACAGTTCAGCTGTTAAAGACTTCGCTTTGAAGTTTGCTGCGGTCAAATTTTTAATAAATACATCACTATTCATAATGACCTGATTGTCTTGAATTATGAACGGCATATATTTAGTAGAAGAAGTACCTGTTGTGAAAAAAATTCTATCAGCTTGGAAACCTATAGAAGTTTGGACAGTTCCATTATTTTGTTCACTTACCATGGATAAACCAGAGAAAACACCGTTGTTATCCATTCCCATTACGTATTTACCTTTCATCCCGTTGATCAAATCAACTTGAGACTTAAGATTAATTGCATTTGGCCCATATACTGAAGTGAGAGTTTGAAGTGAACCAGCGTAAGCTCCTACATCCGTGGTATATGTAGTTTTAAAACTCTCAAATTCAGCAATATTGTCTGCATCTTCAATATCGATGTAATCAAGATCCACTTCGCCTGCTTGAGCTGCATAATTGCCGATAAAAACAGGAGTAAAGAAAGCTGCTTTATTTGCAAATGTTTTGGGGTTTGTAAGCGTTCCAGCCCCACTACTTGCACCAGCAGATCTACCCTTGAAATACGCAACACCAGTAACCCAAGAACCCAATGCAGGTGCAGCACCACCAACCACATAATGACTTGAGCCAATATCTCCATTTATGTAATTCGTATCTGTAATAAATGCAGATTTTGCGGCATTAAAACAGGTGGCCCCCACATAAACTACACCAGCACCTGACACCCTTCTGTAGCGGTATTTAATCCGGTACATCTTATTATCATCAATTGGTAAGGTAGAGAACCAGTTTAGCCAGATTTCATCGTTGCCAGAATTATCACCCATCCGTAATGCATAACCTCCCCGACATGTTTGATCTTCAATTAAACGCATACCTATTCTTGAGCCGCTAGGCGTTCTGTTAATCCAATCTATCTCAAAAGTTTGCAAAGCAGACGCCATAATGGTTTGGCTATTTGCTGAATAGAGGGCTGATAATCGTTCACTGGATGAAGCAACTGCCTCATTCAATTTTGAAGAAGTCACATAATCTCTTTGTATGTCAGCAACTGTTCTAGATGCTGCAGCAGCTGTGTCTTGAGCTTTTACAATTTCTGCAAAAATTGGTACTGGTACAAGTGACGAATTATATTGAATTGGTTCAATAGATTGTCCCAAAGCTGTGAAAGACTCAGTTTTAATAAGTGGTGTAATCGTTTTATAGTGTGAAATATCATATCTCGCCCCACCCCGTAAAAAGACAGTTTCAATTGAAGAGTTAGGCATTTGTTTAATGTTTATTAAAGGTGATTGTGCAGTCCAGCTAAAAGAGAACTTATCAATAATTCTATTTTCTGCTTGAGTACCCCATCCATTAGCGGTAACACTCCATTCACAATTAAGACCGAAAGAGCGTGTACCATGTGTAGCCCAAGGCACATTACTATTATTTTGGCCGCCCAAAGTACAAAATACTTTAAAATCATACTTTTGCTTACCGGTAGCCAACTGAAAGATAACAGGATAGTAAATATCTGGATTCAAACCTGATAAGTCAACATTCGTTAAAATATTTTCTTTTAAGCTTTCAGTATTTTTCTGTAATGGATCAATATATTCTGACTTTAACTGATTTGACGATGCAGCAATTGCTCTTTCAATATTTGTATTAGTTAGGTCAGAATTAAGAATATATGCACTATTTGTTCTATCTAATTTAGAAGACATTTCAGTAAGTTTACTTGCCCATGTTTCCTTAAAATTAGTTAATGTCCCTAATGATTCTGTAGCTGTAGAAACGAAATCTTGTAAATTAGGATCTGCAGATGCATAGTCAGTTACGTCATAACATTCAATTTGAGCTAAAGTCCAGGATAGAGGGCTTTCAGGTGTTGGGGCTGGTCCACCCGCTACATGTACGAATCCAGAAGTATCGAATCTTCCGGTGGCACCGGATTTAACCATACGAACATAAACTTCAAATCTACCCGTCCCGTCAGTGCTCCCAATGAATTTATCTACTGATCCATCGCCCATTAAATTTGCTGCAGGATATAACTTGTAGCCGATAGGTAATTTAATCAGGTATTTAATGATGAAAATAGCATTTGAACGTGTGAAAAACTGTTGATGAAAACCGCCGAAATTCGGGCTTGCTGAACCAGTCGTAACGATTCTAAGCTCATGAGTTGAAGTTGTCGGATTGTCAGCACTTTTAGCTTCACGAGTAACACTAACTGTACCATTGCCTAGATTGTTATAAGTGCCGACGTTGTTCATTCCTTTCTTGAAATTTACATCACCGTAAAGCAACTTACCGTTAGTAATCATCATTGCAAGCTTAGTTGTATTTTCTAATGCTGAACCCAGATTGTCGGTGCTTGTTTGGAGCTGAGTAATATCATTATTACGAAGATTAATTAAATCTTTTGATGTTTGATCCGCTGCTGCTTTAGTAGTTTTTAATACCGTTGAAAGTCCACCTGGTACAGAAGCGTCATATTGCTGAATTTGTTGTGCAATAACACCTTTGTTAACATCAGCATTGATAAATGTATCTTCCACAAATTTCGCATTTTGTTTAAGAGTAGTTTTAAATCCTCCTTTGAAATTAGGAGCAGAATTTCCTCGGCTAATGAAAATATTCGAAACTGAAAATGTGCCCGCTGAAGGAGCATTATCAAATCTTAAACCCAGAGGAACAAATTCAAAATTCGTAGCTTTTACATCACTTGGAAAAATCCCCGTTAATTCTAATTCTCCACTTGCTTGAACAGTAAATAATGGTAAACCAAGCCCATATACCAGATGCTGGAATAATTTTACCCGCAGATACAATGGTGATTTGCATTAACGGTTCCCCAAGTTAAAATTAAAACTAATTGGGGCCATACAAAACGCAAGTTTAGGCAAAGCGTCTTTCTTTTCATTATAGTTCTGTTGAGCTTCTGATACAGATAGCCCATAACTTTCGACTCCGAGCCCACGAGTAGCTTCAACCAATCTAGCTTGCAAAAGATCACAGTGAGCTTTTACTAATGGTTGGATGATTACGTACTCATCACCGCTTAGTACGATAGTTTCATTCAGTTCAATACTCGTGGTAGCTTTAGTTTGACAATCTAAAACAGCCCATCCGGCATAATATTTTGCCTCATCTAAAAATGCTTTCACGATATCATCAAGCAAAATTGAATAGCCCGATAATTGATATTCTTTATAGAGTTCTTCTGAAAGTTGCTGGATAGAACCAGCAACTACAGCATAACCTTCAGATTCAGGTAATAACTTCATAGCCATTACCCAAATAGATTGCCCAGTTGACGACCAACGCCTTGCACAGCATTTGCAAGATTAGTTGCTTGTTGAGCAGTATTGATCACTTGCTGAACTCGATTAACAAGCTCAGCTGTACCATCAATTTCTTTTTTACCCGGCTGAATACTGCCGTTGGTACCAATGTTTGCGAAGCTACCAAAGTAGTTATAGTCGATTGGGCAAGAAACTGTCATTACTTGTGATCGGCTATCAGAATCGTATTCAGCAGATTCAAAACGAATAGCACAGTTTTCAAGTGCATATGAGCGGGTAAAACTTCCTAATCGGCCATCGTAATAATCACCATGGATTATTCCTCCACTAGCTACGACATATTCAGCTAGTAGTTGATCATGTCCTGCTTCAGTTACTAGGATTTGAAGGTTGCCTGTATAATGGGTTTTCGGGGGACCAGCAACAATTCCTGTAAAACCACCCGCATATTGAACTTCTGCTGGATCTTCATTACTCACAATCGGACGTGGGCAACTTTTAAATAAGAAGCGAAGATCTTCCATGCCACGAGGAACAAACATCCCCTGACATGCTAATAAGGGGGAACCAAGTTGCTGTAGAGCAATGTAATCTTGTTTAAGCTGATTTAGTAAAATCGGATTAGATTGTTGCATATTTCTCATGCTCAATAGCTTTAATATGACCCAAGATTAAAAGGTTATATCCACTTAAAATTTGATTGGTTCCATAAAAAAAGCCACCCTAAAAGTAGCTTTTTAAATCTGCTTTTTATCCAATATTTGGTGGTACTCGCAGAACCTGTAATGAAGGTACACCCCGATCTAGCGCATCTTGGACACAACGATAATCAGGATTATTTGGTTCATAACCAAGTTCACCACGGATATTACCCTTATGTATTGTCATCGGTGCATCAAAACGCCCACGCATAAAACGACCAATAATAATTGTGTCAGTTAATGATTGATTGGTCTTTGTTTCTGTTTTATCAGTTTTTTTCTGATATTGAATACCAGGCGCTTCACCTATGATTTGAGTTGTATTCATTAGTATTTCCTTAATTAAATGGATTATAGGTAAAGCCAAAAAATGACCTTACCTATGAGTAATTAGTAAATACCTAAGCGTTTACCTTTTTTGAATGAACGTAAACGCTTGTTGATTGCATTCGCAGTAAAAGCATGAAGTCGAGCTTTTTTCATACCAGCTTTTTGTGCTGCAGTTAAACGGACCTTTTGACCAGGTAATCGTTTATTCACAACGGTTTTGATACCTTGACGAATAGCCAGCACACCACGGTAGTGAATTTTTCGCCCATTTACTTTCCGTTGGCTAAATGCTCCATTTCGAGCTTTAATTTTTTTAGCCATTGAATCGAAACCTTCTTCAGTTTCATCTGCTTCACCGAAAATAAACTCTCGAACGAGTTCTTCAAGTTCTGGACCATCGTCTGGCATATTAGCAAGAACTGTATTGGCTGCTGCTTCTAACGCCGCATCAGCAACTTCTGTATCATCACTAAAGATCTCTTCAATATCAGAAGCGTCAACGCCAAATGTTAAGAAAGCATCGGAAAGAGACGCCATCAAAGCGTTTTCATAGATACCTTCTTCATCATCTGCACCATCTAATGCATCGACAATTAATGCGTCTAAATGATCAACGCCCAGTTCACCTTCTTCAAGCTTACCTTCACTGATTGTATCTACCGTATCGGATAGAATGTTCAGAGCAATTTGTCGTACTTGTTCAATCACAGATTGCTGTTCTCGATCAGTACTTGAAACCTTACTTACAACGGTAGAAATATTCTCCGCTGCTGAATCAAAAGCACGTAAAGTTAATGGTTTTTCAGTAGTGGGTCCGAATGGATTCATCTTGATAGATCCTTAAAATTATTTAACTAAAACGTCGTCATCAAAAATTGCGGCACGAGTTGTACCAACAACTCCATGGGCTAAATAGAGTCGTACACGCTCATATGGATAGTCTTTGTCAGGTATTAAACTGAACTCAAAAGGTTTACCCCCTAGATCTTCAGCCGGTTGTAACCAACCGGTTGTCTCACTAGAAGCGCCCTCTAAAAACTCTTGAATGTCATCACCAGCTTTTTTGATATAGTCCGGTGTAGCTTGGAACATATAAGTCCGCAGGATCTCGATACATTTATTCGTAACCCGAGCCGAAATCTCCGCGGCGGGAACTAAACGCAAAGCACTATTTTTGCTTTGGTATTGGGTAAGCACATCACTTAATACAAATAATGTAGTTTCAAACTTAACTGGACGAACTACATTTACTTTAGCCTTAGCCAACATTTCTTGAGTCTGTTCATCTTCAAGATCAATATTCGGCATCTGGCTTAAGTTTTTTGCTGTAAAGGGATAATCTTTCCAAGCTACTGCATTTTTTAACGGCGCAAAGCCTTGTTTATTTAACTTTGCATTACGTAATAATTTATCGCCGATGTAATGGCCCAAATAATAAGCTGGTACCTTACGACCTCTTAGCGTGACAGCATCAGATGGGCGGCAAAGGTTCGGGCTCCAAATGAATTGAACAAACTGTGATTGAGCATCTACACTTGTCGCAAATTGAGCTGCTTGCTCAGCTGTAAAAGTTGGGTTGATTTCAGCATCCAAAGGAATACGTAATTTTGTAGCTGCACGTTGAGCCGCAACATAAATTGGTAAATCATGAGGATTTGGTAAAGTCAGATATGCTGGTGTGCTTAATTGGCTTGTCAGAATTTTATATAGTTCATCTGGATTAAATGACGGTAACGATTCGTCTTCCAATGCCAACGTTTTTGAAGCACGACCTAAGCTATTTGATTCGTTATAAGCATTAGATTTGAGAATTGCTTTTAACGCATCAATACCTAACGATAAATCAAATCGCTCGAAATATTCTTTCGCATCAGCTACAGCAACAATCGAAGCGGAATTTTCAATGTCTCCATCTACTAATCCCTGAACAGTAACAATTTGGTCACCAGTTACCGCATCACGTATTTCTAAACGCATAGAAATATCTGCAGGTCCACGTGGGCTTGAAACTTTCGCAAAAAATGCCACATTGATTTCTACACTAGCAAGATAACTGTATGTATCAAATTCTAATTTGAGTGATGGACTGTCCCCTGCTACAAGGGATAGCTCACCTGTACTTGATAGAGCAAGTATATTCATTACATTACACGCCCAAGGCTATTTGTTTTAAGTATTTTGAGCCGTGGGAGTTTTTGATTTTCTGGCTAGTTCCAATGTAAAAAAACCACTCGAAAGTGGTTTTTTATTTCCTAAATTTTATAATCCGCTAGCAAGTTCCGTAGGCTCTTCTGCCTCAGTAGGTACAATTTGAAGTACATTACCTTTCAAGCCATTAATTTGATCTAGGTTATCTAACAATTGTTTATGAGCTTCGTCACCAATCAAAGTGAATGTGACCTTTTGACTAGCTTGTACTAAAACTTGTGTAAATGGTTCGGTAATGTCACTTAAACCGTTATTTTGAAGTGTAATACTTCGTTCAGTAGGATGATCACCTACAGCATCCATAATTGGGTTCGTGCCATCAATAATGAAAATAGTCATCTTGTTACTCAACAGTTAGATTCTTACCAAGCCCCTTCAACTGACGTAAGTTTTCCAGTACTTGATGTTTAAATGTTTGGTTATGACACGTAATACTTGCTGTTTTACCTGCCTCAATAGCAACACGTGATAACGGTTCTAAAACTGTTGAAAATCCGTTATTAGTAATTTTAATAACTAGCGGATCCACGCTACTCCCACCTGATACTGTTAACAAATCCGTAATGGGAGTATTAACTTTAGAAGTATCAGTTTCTTTAAGGACATGATCCGATTCATTCCCCACATCATCACCAGACTTACCACCATTAGAATCTAGATCATTTGAAGGTTTGACAGAATCATTCGATGTTTCAGTTGGATTTCCATTTTCTTGAGTATTGGACTCTTCATTATCTGAATCGCCATTTTTCAAATCAGTAGGTTTATTACCTTCATCTTGAGATGCGCCGTCTTCAGGACCTTGGCTATTTAACAAATCACCTTGGTCTGAAGCTTTTTCATCACCAGCTTGGGTATTCTGTGTTTCTGTAGTTTTATTGGTTTTATTACGTGTGTTTTTTGGTTTAGTAGTCGCTTGTTCGTCAGTTGAAGCTAAAGTTTCGTCAGTGTTTTGTGTTGCAGCAGCCATGAGATTTTCCTTTCAATAAATAGGGTAAAAAGGCGCATCGAAATGCGCCCTTATCTGTTTTACTTACGAATTTTTGAGAGATGGCATATTGATACAGTGGATGACATAGCTTTGATCAGCATAACGTTCTAACGGGTTCATTTCGGCTGCTTGAGCACCGATTAAAGTAAGTACTGATTCACGCGCATCTGGTCGAGTTTCAATAACTGAAAGAGGCGTTTGAATAAAGCCAACGAACGGCGCACGAATTGGCTCATTACCACGACCAACTAAAAGCATATCAAACGCTGTATCTGCTTCAGCTACAAGCTCTTGTGCTGTCGGTGCGTGGTAAACGTTTGTACCATCTGCAAGAGTACCAATACGGACAATTTGACCATAACCAGCAGTGTATCCGGTTTTAACTGGCATCTTGTCGCTTGACAGTTGATTAAAGAATACTGACCCAGTATCGCCAACATATAAGTCAAATGCTACGGTAGAGCCACCAGTACGTTGGTTAATATCCAATTTGGCCGCTGCAATAAATTTATTTACTTCCGCAAACAAGTCACCTGAAGTATTAAATGCAGCTGCTAATTTTCCAGTCACACCACGAGAAGCATCAAAAGTAACTTCACGAGCGGAGTATTCAGCTAAATCTTTTGCTTCACCTAATAAACGTACAGTTTGTTCTAAGAAGATTTTACCTTGAACAATTGCTAAAGCCTGACCCAGAAAACCAAGCTTAAGTTCGTTAGTTAACTGAGATTGTAATAGTGTTGAAGCTGTTACCCGTGCCATGATAGGTGACGCAATCAATGTTTCATATTCAGGTTCGAAATCAACACCAACTGGGGTTAATAGATAGTTATCATTACCATCACGCGCATCAAAATCCGCCACAAGATGAACTTCAATTTTCGCACCAACTGGTAATGCTTCATTTAATGTCACGCTAATTTTGCTAGCTGAAATGTCAATTTCGCTACCAACTACACGATATTCAACGCCGTTTACTACTACGTCTTTCTCAGCAATAGCAGAAATCTTGCCTGAAAATTTTGATTTACTGCGATTTCGAGTATGCGCAACTTCTTTACCATTGATCTTAATAGATACATTACCCGCAATAAATGGCAATAAACTCGCTTTGGCATCAGGTGTTTTAGCCTTGAAGTCTTCATAACCTGTTCGTGCAGTCACAGTATAAGTTGTACCTGCGCCACCATTAGACAATGCAAAACGGAATCGTCCTTCAACATAAGGCTTAGAAGCATTTGCACCATCTAAGTATTCTGATTTCTTCATTGCACCAAAATCACGGTTGGTGATAAAGCGAATAGATACAATCGGTACTTCATTTGAGCTATTAGAGTTGGGAATCATAGCAACGATAGGTGTTGCATAAGCGATAACGTTGGCGATAGTAGCAACTGTAATTGCTGGAACGATGCTTACAGATTCATGATGCTGGTGATTTACATCATCAAAACCAGATTCATTAATACTATCGTAATAGCTAAGGGTCTCAGCAGGCAAAGCAGATGCTTGTTTCGCACCACTTAAACCAGCAGATAATGCAGCTGCAATGATTGAAGGATGTGGTAATTCACCCCCATGGCGTGCTTGATATTGTGATACCCCAAACATCACAGCTTTATCAACTTCTGGCGCATAATCCATGCCAATTGAATCAAAAATTGCTTTTAATACTTCTGGGTAATCTTCTGCAGCTGTTTGAGCACTATCAAACCCATTTTCAAGCTCATCAGGACTTTTGAAATAGTAATTTCGGCACTGAACAGTAGCTAGTTGTTGAGCATCATACTTTTTACGAATTTCTTCTGTTAACACAGTCATTTTAAACCAGCCTTTGGCTTTCTATGTAAGATGCAGAAAGTCTGACATGGCCTATTTTTACTAAAGCTGGTCGGTTCCAAACATAAAAAAGTCCCCAAAATTGAGGACAAAGAAAATGTAGCTAAAGGACCATCTCAGCCCTTTATTTATATAGCTATCCGCTTACACCACTTGAAACATAAATCTCCACATTATCACCTGCTTTCACTCTATAACGGAGCTTATCCCAGCAATGCTGTCTAAACGGTTCAGTATCGGGCGCAGCAGCTGTTAATGTAAGAATAGACACCCAGTGAGAATCGTTTTGCGGATCTGCATATGGAACATTGCTTCCGAAAAACTCTACTTCTGCCCCGTTCCCGATTACGAGCGATTGTTTGCACAATAGTATCCACAAGCATATGCACAACTTCATCATATGTCATGCCATCACTTTCCATACGGCGCTTGATAATATGCTTAATACCCTGTTTTTCACTGCCATACTCAAAATCTACCCAGCCTAGATCATTACGATACATTGCTCTATGCACTGTGGTTTTTTCCATAATGGCTTTGTTCATTGCAGCTTTACCACGCGTGATATTTGCTGTAACTGATTTGATTGGACTCGCACTATCAAATTCAGGCTTTCCCAGTTCGGATTGACCAGCCTCCGAACTTATACCCAGTTGTTGCTTAGCTTGTTCAATTTGTTCCTTCAGTTGGTCACGCTGAGCGGTTTGTTTTGCTAAATCTTCATCTAGCTTTTGTTCTTGTTCTTGTACTTCTTTAATTTTCTGATCTACAGAAGTACGGCGCGGCGGTAAGCTTACTTTTTCACGCTTATTTTGTTCTTGGATTTTAGATTGTGCTTCACGGATAAGTTTAGCAACACAACTTATGGCGTTTTCAAATGTTGGCTTATAGTCATCACTAAAATCGCCAGATAGAACAATTACTTTATCATTCAGTTCGGCCTTCACTACATCTGCTAAAGCACGAATATAAAGTGTGAGCGTAGCGCCACCTGAAAAGAAAAATGCTACTGGTAAAACGCTAACACCAGCAACGCGCTTAATTTTGCGAAATTCTGGTGTAACAATCGTTTGGCCTGTTGCTTTTTCTAATGCCGATTGGATCTTTTTAATGTATGGAGTAGTAGCTGTTATAGCTGCAAGATTAAGACTGCCCATGAAAAATAACCTCATTAAAATGTGATTATTTTGCGATTAATCAAATTTATGAGGTCAATAAGGTTCCATAATAAACTTTAGTAAATTTAATTATTGAAAATATTTTAGAGATCTAAGAATATCTTTGATAAATTAAAAATTTGAGTAATATGCATGCTACAAATATGTACAGGTAAATTATTTTCTAAAGATATTGAATATAGAAATAATTTGAAGGGAATTATTTATACAAATTTAAAATTATTTCGAGATGAAAAAATTCAAACTAAAGCTGGCTCAATAGTTTACGCTGAGAATGCAAGTAGTCCAAATACAGTAATCTATGAAATAGAAGAACTAATTGAAGAAAGTGAACGTAAACCTGGCCTTCTTATTTCTCACGGTATCAATTCTTTAATATTAGATTTTTCAGCCATTCTTTCCTTTGCTCTAAATTGTACAGCTTCGCCAAGTCATTCATTAACAGAAAGATTACTTAGTGAGCAAGAAGGTGTTTCTACTCAAAGATCACCAAATAAAATGATTAAAACAGTTTTTGACAAAAATATTTTTTGTTCTGAAGAAAGCCAAAAGTTTTTTATCAACTTTACAAATCACTTAATTGGCCTTGAACGCAAAACTTATATAGGTGTAATGAGCTCTATTCGTACCTATGTTACAGGTATGCATAGAATCGCAGATGACTATGAATTAGCATACACTCTACTTGTTGCATCTATTGAATCACTTGCACAAAATTTTGATGGTCACCAATCAACTTGGGAGGACTATGATCAGAATAAAAAGAAGATAATTGATGAAGCTTTAAAGGGATGTGATGAAGATATTTCTGAAAAGGTTAGAGAGGCTATTTTAAGTATAGAACATACCTCTTTACGAAAAAGATTCCAAGCTTTTGCACTTGAACATGTTTCTCCCACTTTTTTTAGAGAGGAAGCGGATTTTGCAATTAATCCTATCTCTAGATTAGATTTACCCACTGCTCTCAACAATGCATATCAAGCTAGATCTAAATATGTCCATAATTTAATAAAATTACCAAAACTATTAACCTTAGGTGAATATTCTGAATTTTGCATTATAAAAGAGAAAAGATGGTTAACCCTTCAAGGTTTATCAAGACTTGCAAGACATGTAATTATTCAATTCGTTCTGAAGCAAGAGACTGTTGAAAATGAACCCTATGATTATTCATTAGAGCGATCAAATATTTTACAAGTACATTTAGCACCTCAACATTGGATTGCTGCACCAGACTTTAGTGTAGGTGCGGGAGTTCAGAAATTGGAAGGGTTTCTTTCTCAACTAAGAGATTGTTTTACAAATGTTCCTAATGCAAGTGTAACTGACTTAACAAGCGTTTTAGATGAGTTGGAGTTAAAAATTGATACATTAAAACAGGATGATAAAAAAGCTTTTCTTGCCCTTTACATTCTATATTACACCTATTTAAAAGACACATACAAAGATAATGAAAAACGAATAAAAAAAGTGGAAAGATTTATTAAGAAACATGAGAAGAAGTTTGCTAATCCTAGCGTAGAAGGACTTATTGTTAAAACTTTGCTAATTCTACCTTTTAAATGGAATATTGAAGAACACGAGAAATATTTAAAACAATATTTTAGTGACCGAGATAAAAAAAATAAAATAAGATGCCCAGATATTTTTGAATCAGGAATGATTCTTCAATTAGCCGAACGTTATAGAGAAGCTGGGAATGAAAAGAAAGTACTCGAACTAATTGACTTGGCAGTTGAAAACCTTCCCGCACATAAGATGTTACGCAACTTTGAAAAAGAATATAAAAAAAATTCACAACCTTTTGATAGCAAGGATATTTTATTTCCTCTGGAAGAAGACATAAAGGCATAATTTATTTATATTAATTTATGTATATTAAAGTTCTCATGTTTTTATAATGAGAACTTTAATATTTTATTTGGCAGTGCCATTATGAATGAAAAATTATATACATCCAGGTTCGTTACCTGATCTGCACTCTTGCATTTCTTGTAATTCTTTAATTCGTGATTCCGTCTTTTCCACTAAACATGCATTAAGTACAAAAGGATATAAAGAACCCTTTAGCACTGGTGAGGATTGAAATTGACAATCTTTTTCTTTGTATTGAATCCAAGCTCTTTGAGCTTCTTTCAATTGAAGTTTCTCTGTTGGGTTAAGCTCTTTCATATAATTTGCATAAACAGAATTAATTTTCTGATTTGCAGAATTCAAAACATTTGATGAGCAATTATTTAAAGCCGACTGATTTGGCAAATTTGAGCATTTATCTATACCAGCAAAAGTAACTGAACAAGGTAAGCGTCCGCTGAACCCCATGCCTATTTTTTAATTTGAGTTGGATTTCCAGCGATGTGGCAGTAAT